GTTAGTATTTGATGGGTCAGATGACTTTCTTCAAACCACAGCTAACTTTGATGCGTTCGGATCCAATTCTTTAGCTTTCTTTACAGTAATGAATCCTAGTGATTTATCTGGCAATCCCCGTTTTTTAAACACTAGGTCTGCAACTCCAGGTATTGAATTTGTATCAACTACTAATCCAAGATTGTATTACAAAGATTCTGGAGGAACTGGAACAAATGGTGACACTCAAAGCGCAAGTCTTAGCACAGGCACTGAAGTTCTTTATACAAATCTTGTTGATAGAGATACTGATCAAATTGTTGAGGCATTTAAAAATGGTTCTTCAGTGACTATTAGTAGCCCAACTGACTTATCGTCTGTTGGCTCAGTCAATGCAGCTGAACTTACTATTGGTGCTAACAATTCTGGAGGTAATCTTTATAACGGCAAGACGAAAGAAATTATCATCTACGCATCTGACCAAACAGACAATCGCACAGCCATTGAAGCTAATATGGGTGAACACTACAGCATCTCTGGTATCCCTGCCTTTGATAACTCAGTGAACGGCTTTGTAGAGACTTGGTATGACCAGTCAGGTAATAGCTTGGATGCCGTGCAAGCAACGGCTGCGGAACAACCTAAGATTGTTGATGCTGGTTCATTATTGCCCGCTGGCGTTACCTTTGATGGAGGAGACACTCTAAGCGTTAGCGGAGAACCCGTAATTACGGCATCAAGTTCTGGAGTTTTTAGTGCATTTAGTGTCCAGACTGTAGCTACTAATGAAGCTGGATATATGTATGGAAACGCTGCATCACCTAACGGAGCTTCTGTTTATGCTTTAAGCTCATCTAAATTTGCTTTAACTAATAAAACTAGCATAAACTTTGATAATATACCAAGGTCATCTGGTCAAAACTTATTATCAGCCGTTTACAATAACGGGGACGCAGGGTTATTGGTAAATGGTGCTGGCACTATGACAGATGCTGGAACTTACGATTTCTCTGCTGGCACAGGTGACTTTGTTATAGGTAATCGAAATGGTGGCTCTGCCGCAGCAACATTTTTAATTGGTTCAATTAATGAGATTATTATCTATAATTCCAACCAATCAAGTAACCGCACGGCTCTTGAAACTGAAATTATTAGCCATTACGGAATATCATAATGCTTTACTTAATATACGCAAGCAAAGAAGCCGCCATTGAGCGAGCCGATGAAGAAGGCAAGGAGATTGGCTTTGATTACTGGATCGAAGACAACGGCATAGGCACACGCTGGCTTACCTACCCTGCCGAGACTATTGACCATACCTGGGCATTGGACGTAACGGATTACGACCTTGATGATTCCGAGAAGGCATCAACTGTTAATCACTACACACCCCTACCTGACCCTGACGAAGACTAAATGCTATGGATACTATGCTCAGAGGAACTGTAGGATCAACCGGATTCTTTGCCTGTCTTGGACTCCAAAGCATCAACGGTGTGGTTAGTTTGGTTGTTGGTATAATGACCTTTGTATTCTTAGGACTTTCTATTTATAAACTGCTAAAAGAACTCAAATGACAACAGAACTCATAGCAATGCTTGGAGGAGGAGCCTCTGGCTTTATCTTCAAACTGATTGGACAGTTAGTTTCTAATCAGCAAAGCACTGTAGACGCTATGATCAAGAAGCAAGCAGCCGCCGACGAAAGCCACCAGAAAGCCTCTACAAGGGGCGGCGAGTGGGTTAGGAGGGTCATAGTATGCACTGTCTTGTTTGCGGTCGTTGTAGCCCCCTTTTTGTTGGCTCACAGCCCAGAGGGAGTTACAGTGGGACAGGAGACATCTCACTTCTTTGGACTATTTAAGGGGATCAAGTATCAGACCCTAAACGGTTACCTTATACTACCAGAGGTTCGTCAAACAGTTCTAGCCATTGTTGGATTCTACTTCGGCTCCTCTACCATTAAATGAATGAAATTTTACAAATCATATCATCTCTCTGGCCTATCGCTATTGGCATTATTACCCTTATCATTGTGCTGGCTCGGATGCACTACAATATCGAAGCCCTAACAGAAAAGGTAAAAGTCCTTTTTGATTTTCACAATAAAAGAAAGAAATAATTATGAAGTGCTGCATCTGCAAAACTAAAGACAAATTTATCACTAAGGTAAAATCAATCGCATCCAAGTTTGTAACTTGGGTTAAATCAATAATCAAATAAACAAGGAGATAATACAATGCCAGGTCACTACGGAAAAATGGGTATGAAAAAGAAGATGCCCGCAAAAAAGAAGACAGTCAAAAAAATGGTTAAGAAGAAGAAGTAATGCCATTTAGCAAATACAGTCCAAAACAAAAGAAGATAGCTAGGGTTGCACCCCCTCGTAACAAGATTACCGGGGCCGACTTCAAAGTACTAAGGGGTAGAAATGCACAGAAAAATACTAACCGTCGCAAGAAAGCTTGAGAAGGCTTCTAAGGCTCACGCCGGGCAAGCCAAGCTTCTTAAATCTATTGTAAAAAATGGCAAAGAAAAGAGCAAAAAGCGGAGGTAAGATATGCCCTGAAGGTAAGGCTTGGGCGAGGCGGACGTTTGACACGTATCCGTCCGCTTACGCCAACCTTGCTGCGTCTAAGTACTGCAAGGATCCAAACTATGCTAAGAAGGCTAAAGGTGGCAAACGTAAGGGTAGGTAATGGAGGATAAAAAACCTAGTATTCGCATTTTTCCTACTAAACATCCTTTTGTTAAAAATAAAGATGGAACTCGTAGTAATGTTAAACTTGCCACATTTTCTTTTGGTGAAGGAGACAAAGAAATGCATTTTGTTATTCCGACGATGGTAGACGGTAAGCAACTCACAAACGATGAGGCTGTAGCAAAGGCTAGACAAATGGGACTTGATCGTTATCCAAAATTTAAGACAGGACAAGAAGCTGATGCTTATTCCAAAAAAATACACGGTAGTATAAATGAACAAGGGTTTCTTTTAAAATAATGGCTCAACTCAAACAATGGCTCAAGCAGAACTGGGTAAGGATAGGGACTGATGGATCGATTAAAGGCCCTTGCGGAACGTCGAAAGATAAGAAAAACCCTGACCGTTGCTTGCCTAAAAGAAAGGCTCTCAGCCTCACGAAAGCGGAGAGAGCAAGCACTGCTAGAAAGAAAAAGAAAGCAGGAGCCAGAGGAAAGACAGTTGTAGCCAACACACCCAGAGCAAAGGTCAGAAGCTAATGAGGAAGGAACACAAAAGTAGAAAGGGAGGACTGACTGCTGCTGGTCGTGCTTACTTTAAGCGTAAGACAGGTGCTAACCTCAAGCCCCCTGTTACTGAAAAAAATCCGACAGGTAAGAGACTTGCCCGGAAGAAATCATTCTGCGCTAGAATGGCAGGAGTCAAGGGTCCAATGAAGGACAAAAAAGGTAGACCAACAAGGAAGGCACTAGCCTTGAAGCGTTGGAGATGTTAATCAATGCAGGAGTACAGGTCATACGCTAGCCTAGATGACCGCATCCTCAAAGACGGGGATGTAGGCTTTGTTGGGTTCAACAATAGGCTTAGACCTGATCAGCTGCAAGGCGGTATGCTGGCTGATGCTCAGAACGTCCGCTTTGACCGCAATGGTGAAGCACAGGTCCGAAAGGGTATCGAGGTCATTGAAGCCCCGTTTGCCGTAGGTGGAGATGTACTTCGACTTCCGACTGAGGCACAAATTGGCGATGGAGTCACAGCTTTGCTTCCTACGACTATTGAGTCAGCAAATCTTGTTGGTTCTGCTAATCAGGTCAGCATTGTCATCAATGACCCAGCAGTAGAGGCCGGGCATACATTTGTAGCTACTAATTCTGTTCAGGTAGAGGGTCTTGGTTTTACTACAGTTAACCCTAATAATACCGATTCGGATGGCATCATTACTACTTCACATACCTTAGACTCCGTAACAGATAACGGAAACGGAACTAAGACGTTGAAATACGCCTTGACGGGTGACAACGAAAGCTACAGTGCAGCCGTTGCTTTGCCAGAAGACCTTATAACAACAGCAGGCAACTTTTTAGTTGGAAAAACTTATACCATTCAGAGTGTAGGTAGCACGGACTTTACTGCTATTGGCGCATCTTCAAATGCCGTAGACGTTGTTTTTACTGCTACGGGAGCGGGATCAGGAACCGGAACCGCCTCCTTTAACCTAAACGCCAACACAACACAGGCTGTTATTGGGTTCAATATGGTTCTTGACCAAGGGGCAGTCACCGAAGTTTATGCGAGTACTGAGTTCAGTGACCCCAATGAGAACGCAAGTCAGTACATCCTCATTGCCTCCAATCTAAAGGTTGTTGCTAAGAACCTAGCGACGAACGCTACTGTAGACATTGCTTACCCAGCAGGAGAAACTGTGCCACCTGAGTCATCAATGCTCCAAGCGTTTAACAAGGTGTTTATCTTTCGTAAGGGTCAAGTTGCCTTGGAGTGGGATGGTTCGTTTAGCACAATTACAGCAGGAAGCTTTGTTGTTAACAGGACTTATACAATTACCGCAGTGGGAAGCACGGACTTTACTGCTATTGGTGCTTCTGCAAATACAATAGGCGTTACGTTTACTGCTACGGGTGTAGGATCAGGCACTGGCACGGCTACATCAGCATTCTCTAAAGTTAAAAGCGGCACGTTTACACAGCCAACAGTATTGAGTCCCAGTGGATTTACGATTACAAACGGACTGGCTACTGCTACCGTGAGCAACACTCTTTCTATTGGCGACCAGGTTATTCTTGTAACGGCTGGGGGCAGCACATTAACTGCTGGCAATCAATTTACTGTTTCAGAAGCAAGCTCTTCAGCTTTTAAGTTTTTTGTAGACGCGGCAGATGTAAGCAATCAAACTAATGTTGAGTTCACCCAAAAGGTATCCGTAGGTCTTGGGTTCACTCATATGCCAGCCCCAGAGTTTGCTGTATACCATCAGCGCAGGTTGGTCATGCCGTTTCAGTTCTCGGTCAGTGCAAGTGCAAACTCATACACATCAAGGGGAATCCTAGATGAGATTATCGCGTCCGATATTTTGGACTCCGACACCTATGACCAAATCTTTGCTCAATATAGATTTAACGCAGGTGAAGCGGACTTCACCGTAGGGTTGCACTCCTTTTCCGAGGACAACCTAATGGTGTTCAACCGTAATAGCATTCACCTAGTATCTAACACGACGTCCCTACAGTCGGCTAGCACTAAACTACTGACTGATGAAGTTGGCTGCGTGGCTCGTAAGAGTATTGAGCAGGTCGGCAATCAAGTCATATTCCTGTCCGACAATGGTGTTTACAGCACTCAGTTCTTTGATGAGTACAACCTCCGTGGAACAGAGACACCTCTGAGTGAACCTATTAACGAAACGATCAAGCGAATCAACAAGGATCAGCGGAGACAGGCAGTAGCCGTTTACTTTGACAATCGTTACTTCATTGCTGTGCCTCTCGATGATGCGCTTCGCAATAACGCTATACTGATATACAACTTCTTGAACAAGCAATGGGAGAGCATTGATAGCGTTGGCAGCACGGACTGGGACATCCAGAACCTAATAGTCGCTGGTGAAGGAAGCCAGAGAGGTGTTTACGCCATCAACAGACTAGGCGGTATTCACAAAATAGATGCTCGCTTGCAGGGCGATGACGTGATTAATGTAAGCATTGGAGGCTCTAACGAAACTAAGGATGTTAAGGGCAGCATTACAACTCGTCAATACACCTTTGGCAACATGAGCAGAAAGAACTGGAAGGAGTTCCAGATGCACGTAGAAAGCAGTGCAGACAATGTCAGCAATTC